GCTCAATCTGGAATAGAAGTCCTTTGAACTTCTCAACTGACCAACTACCGTTGGAGTCAACGTCAAGGTCAAAAGTACCAGTGGTCGCAACGTTGTTCTGAGCACCAGGCTTAGCAATCTTGTAGATTGTACGAACAACTTCACGGTTGATTTCAGCAAGAACCTCTGTTGAGAGGATGTTTGCTAGTTCGGTCTCAGCATCAAGACCATGGATAGCCTTGAGGTCTTGTGCGAGTTCTAGTGAGTACTCAGCCTTGAGTGCGCGTGACTTTGCAGTAACGGTAACTTTCTCGATTGAGAATCCCATTTCAGCAAACTGACCACCTGAAGAAGTACCGAGGTCTTCAGACTGTGAGGTTGTCATGCCCTGACCACCAATGGTGTAGGTGCCACCATCATTTAGAAGTGATGGGTTTGTACCAGTCTGAGTGTTTGAAGCGAGGCTATTAGCAGCGTTCTCAGATGAATACTCCGAATTTGGTTCGTTATAGAATGCTTCACGACCTGACCAATCGCCAGAGTTAGAAGTACGAGTAGCAAAGGTTGAACGCATTGCGAAGATAAGTCCAGTAGGACCTGTCATTGGTTGTACGCCGCAAACGTCATAAGCAATAAGCTTAGGCATTGAACGACGGATGAGGCTGATTAGAACTGGGTCGAAACCAGCAACTGGACCGCCTGCATCGCCTGCAGTAGCGTAACCGCCAGTACCAACTGAGTTAGTAGGTGCGGTTTCTGTAAGCATACGCTCTTGGCGTAAGAATGATTCTTGGTTTTCTAGCAGAACTGAAGTGACAGCCTTCTTGTAGGAATCCTTGATTGGCTCAAGGTCATTATGTTCAAGAATGGGTGCCCACTTATTCTGCAATTGTTCTGACATGAACATTGCTTTTCTCCTTAAAGTGAGTTTGTTTTTTTTGTGTTTATAACAAATGCTTAATTATTTAGTAAATCAAGCTTGTCTAGTGGACCAACGGGAAATAGCCTGAGAATATAGAGACATTGCATCTCCAGATACAGGTTGTTCTACAGGAGCATCTTCTACAGCAGGCGCAGCTGCTCTAGTGAAATATGACTCCTTGAGAGTTTCAATTTTCTCACGAAAATCTGACTCATTAATGAACTCAACACCTTCAGATAGACCCTGGAGTTTATCCTTTTGTGTTTCAGCAAGTCCAACAGAAACTTCGCTCACAATCCCATTCTTAATATAATTACCGAGTTTCTTATGCATTTCAACGTTAAGGTCGATTTGCTCATTGAGCTTCGATTCCATAACGTCTAGTTGTTCGGTCATCTCAGCGACGACATCGAACTCCTCTTCAGGAACGTCAAGATGATTTTCCTGGAAGAGATTTTTGAGTCCAAGCATGATGTTCTCAGCAATCTCGGTCTTAATACCGCTATCGATTGCGAGAGCATTCTCAGCAACCCACTTCTCTGCAACAAAAGTGAGGTACGAGTCAATTTGCTCGGACATTTCTGTTTTGAATTCAGTAACTGCTTCTTCGAATGCTGCTTCATATGCCTCATTGAGGTTAGCAACTTCTTCGTTGATTTTTGCATTTACTGCTGCTTCAAAGATTAGCTTTGCTTTGTCTCTGAATTCTTCTGTAAGGTCTGAACCAGATACAAGAGCATCAAGGTCCTCATCGAAGGAATACTGAATAGTTTCTTCGGTTTCTTCTTCGATGACTTCGCCATCTTCTTGAGTCTCCTCGAAAGTTGGGCTCTTCTTGAGTGAATCTTGCTTATCGCCAGAAGCACCTGAAGGTTTTGTAGAAGGTGCTGCAGCCTTCTTAACTTTCGCTGCAACTTTCTTACCGATTGACTCGGTATCATCGGGTTTGTAGGTCTTGTTATCAGGACCACCGATTTCTTCTGCGTCGTTCTTGAGTTCGGAACGCTCAGCTGGTTTAGCACCTTTGGTTACTACGTTACCAGATTCTTGTAAATTATTCTCGAACATTGTTTCAATATCTTGTGACATTTGAGTTGTCTCCTGCCTAGTTTACGGGAATTTCGTTTAATTATTTATATATTAGATATTTTATAGACCTTTTAGGAATGAAGCAAACGCTTTGAGTTTGCGTTCCTGTAAGTCCATACGATTTGATTCGTTAATGTAGTTCTTGATTCGGTTGATTTCAACTTCTCTCAACATACCACTTTCCCAAATCCATTCTCTACCTTCCATGATTCCCTCAACAAAAGCATCAGGAGCAGATGGGTCTGCTACGATATCCGCAGCAGTTGCAAGCATAAAGTCTTCTCCAACAAAGTTAATTCCATCTTTCTCGACAATAGAACCGAGACCTCTAGAAGAAACTCCGAGTTTCACACCGTCATCAAGTAAACTCTTAGCAATTTTACCCATGGGGGTTTCTAAAAGTTTTGCTTTACCGATGAAGTTGTTACCCTCTTTTTGTAGGGAAACAATTTTATGCGATACTCGGTCAAGGTTGATGGTTGGACCATCTGGATGACCAAGTTCACCGAGAGCTCTACCAGCGGTAATGAAACTCTCATTATATTTAGCAACTTCTCGCTCAAGGATATTTACAGGATAATTTCTACCATTACGATTGGTAATGTTTCCTTGTAAGAAAATACCTTCAATAAAGTAGTTCTTTCTACCACCTTCGGATTCTTCGGTGATAAGTTGAATATCTTCGATTTGTTCCGTAATGAGCTTCATCATTCTTCTTCCTCTGATACTGCTTGATTGAATAGGGTTTGAGCAACGTCAACTTTTCTTTGTTGAATCAAATCAAATGCTTTCGTTTGAAGAACATCATTAACTAAGTCAATAGTATATGCATTATTCTTTGCAAAAATACTATCAAAAATTTCCGTAGTCATAATAAGTAGTCTCCTTTAGTAATTATTTAGAATTCTGCTTTTTTCAAGTCTTTTGGGTCTGCCTCTACAGCACCATCACCAACTTGAGGTCCACCTTCTTGGGCTGGTGGTAATGCTCCAGCATCTTGAGGAGGCATTGCATTAGGGTCCATTGGTTGGCCAGTTGCTGGGTCCACCATCGCATTGGGGTCCATAATTTTTCCGTCCGCCATTTCCTTTTCAATTTGCTTATCAATTTCCTTAAGTTCTCTATCGGATTGTTGGAGAACATTACGACGAATCTGTTCAATTGAGAAGTACTTACCAACATATGGGTCCATAGCAGAAACAAGATTTAGTCTTTCGTTGAGCATCTCCATATTTTTGAGTTCATTGAAGTAATTGTCTGCAACAAAATCAAATTGAATATGATTCTTAATTTCATCCCAATCTTCTAGTGTTATAACACCCTTTAGAATTAATTGAGTCTTTAAAATATCAGAAAATAATCCAGAAAATTGCTTACGGAGACGATTGATGAATTTTTGAAACTTCAGTTCATCTCTTGTAATTTCTGTAGAACGACCAATATTAAATGTTGTTTCTGTTTCTAATCTTGAGGAAGGAACATTAAGTGCCTTATAAAGTTTCTTTTGGAAATACTTAACATCCTCAAGTTCTCCAAGATTTTGACCACCAGGAAGAGTTGTGATTTCTGTTCCTCTACCACCTTCTCTTCTAGGAAGCCAGAAATCTTCTAACATACTCATGAACTTACGGTCATCTTTAATCTCGCCAGTTGATGCATCATACACCAACTTATTACGATAACGAGACATGACTTCACGAAGATATTGCTCTGCCTTAATCTTTGGGAGATTGCCAACATCAATATAGAAAATTCTACGTTCTGGCGCACGCGATAATCTGTAAATGACAAGTGAATCCTCAATCATTCTGAGTTGGTTCACTGCCTTAATTGCTTTATGAAGATATGAAAGAACCATGTTCTTATTCATATCAAAGATACCAGAATGAATAAATGTTATTGCATCCTTAGCAATTTTAATTCCTTGAGTATCCCCAGCCTTAAGTCCTTTGCCGTTGTATATGAAATATTCTACTGACTTTTGAGTAAATGCTTCTTGTGGGTCAGAAGGATTTGTTCTTGATGGAGTTGTTTCTATCTCTACAACTTTACGAATTTTTCTTGGGTCAATATATCTTAATTCAATTATACCTTCACCAACATTTTTTGGGTCAATCACCTTATGATAAAATAATCTTCCATCTACATACCAACGACGAAAAATATCATAAGATTTATTTTCAAAATCCAAAAGTTCTAATACATAATCAAATTCTTCAGAAATAAGTTTTTTTACTTTTTCGCTTATCCCTTTAATATTTTGTAAATTGATTTCAATGGGAACATCATTGTAGTTACCACAAATTGACTCGTTAACGACATCATCAACAGCAGAGTCACACTCTGGTTGCAGAATCATATCTCTATAACGAGTAATTAATTCCCATTCATTTTTTACTGTGCCATCAATATCAACGTAATGACCATAGTACCCGCCAGCTGCAATAGGTGTTGCACCGTCTGAGTTATCTCTCTGCACAAAAGAAGGCCCTTTCGGAACCTTCTTTGCTCTCTCTATAGAGTATCCAAATAATTGTGACATCCTAAAAACCTGATAGCATCGAAGTTTAATCCAACACTATTTAGCAATTTTATTATAGTGCTCAAGCAGATGGGTCAATTTCGTTATCGACTCCTGCTTGTACAGGTGCCCAGTATTGAACTTGTAATTCAACAGTGAACTCTTCGATTGCATCGTTGCTTCCGAAATCTAAATCAATTGCTGCAATGTTTGAAGGCCATACTTGATAGAACTGATAAGTTCTAATTGCATTACCTCTTCTGTCTAATTGAGTTACCTTCATATTTGACATATAGTTTAGGTAATCAACTGCAGTTGAACCACCACCTGTTCCAGCAAAAGGTGAAGTTCCATATCCCAAAGCAGTTGCGTTCTCTTCATAAAGTTGGATGCACTCCATCCACTTTTCAAATGCAGACCTTAATCTGAATGCGGTATCGTTATTAATAGTGATTGTCCATGGTTCAAATGTTCTGTCACCAGCAATCTTGAGCATTCTTCCTCTGAAAGGAACTTCAACTACACCAATTGTTGATGCAGGAAGGTTTGCTGCCTTGATGGTATAACCAGCAAGTTTCTTCATATCTGAAGGTAAACCAGTTGCACTACCACCAGTAGCAGCAGCTGCTCCACCAGCAGCTGAAGATGAAAGGGTTGCTGCAACTGCAGTTGGGAACTCAATGTCTACTTGGAATAGATTGGGTCTTGCATAATCAAGGTTTGAATTAGCCTTGAAACTTAATAGTCTTCCGTGGATATTCTTATCCGTTTTTGCGGCACTGCCGCCTGTTGAACTTGCCATTGTCTTGTTTCTCCTTAGTTGGTGTTAAATTTACAATAATCAAGATGCGACTTCGCTAAATGCAACACCAGTTCTTGTCGCAATGAAAGAAACGGTGATGTAATTAATCGTTCTTGCTGGTTTTAGGTAAATTTCAGCATAGAATTCTCCTCTATCAATTGACTCAGGAGTATTATTTTCTGCATCACACTTAACTAAGAAATCTGTAAGACCTCTTCTACCTTGTACATCACGAAGATATGGTTCAACAATATTTCTAAATGTTGACCTTGAAGTTTCATCATTGAGGTCAAATAGAAGACCCTTAGAAACATTTGCCACAACTTTTTCAATAACAAGGAAGAGGCGACGAACATTGATTCTGTCAAATGCAGATGAATATCCAAGAGCAGTCTTATCTCCAAATAGGAGGATTCCTTGACCAGGGAAGGAAACGATAGGATTAACTCTTTCAATATAAAGAGAATCTCTCTGTTGCTTATTAGGTGTATAAGCAAGTCTAATTGCGTTTCTCAAAACACCTCTTTGGAATCCAGCAGGTGAATACCATGGGTCGGAGACAATTGCAGTATTGAGACATAGACCAGCTACGTCTGAGTTGCAAGGAATATAACGATATACATCGCTATACTTATCATAGATGTACTTATATCCAGAATCTAAAACTGCATATGAAGAACTTGGGAACTTCTTGAAGAAATTAACAATATTAATTGTTGCTACATCGGTATCAGTTACCCCAACAACATGGTCTCTGAGTGGTGAGAAGAATACCATGCAATCTTTTCTTGTTTCTGCAATATTAACAAGTCCAGTTGCAATTGTAAGAGCTTCAGTTTCAGTTGAACCCATAGGTCCAGGAATAATGAAATCTAATGTCTCAACTTCTGGGTCAGCAATTAAATTGAAAGCGGTAAGTCTTTCAGCTGAAGTTGGAGTATTTGCATCGACACCAGCAGATGAACCAGAACCAAATACATATTCTACAGTTGAATTTTTAGCAGAACCAACTGATACAGCGCCACTGATAGAATCTGTAAGACCAGCATCACTTTGGATGAGGTTGAAGTTTAAGTTTGCTGCAGCCTGACCCCAGTAACCAGCAGCTGCACTACCACCTACGGTGAATGCATTAACTTGGTCGTGAGTACCTTGATATAGGTATGCTGAACGATTCTTAAGAGCAGTTTTATAGTAGTTTGATTCTCCGTTGGTTGTCTTAGCATCGGTTGCTTTTGATAGACCAACAAATTTTTCTACGATTGTATTTGGAGTACCAGTAATAGTACCAGTTACATCAACTACAACAACATGAAGTTCATCCCTATATCCATTCTTTCCTGCAACATAAGGAGAAGTTCCTGGACGAGTTGCAACTGTATACCACTTAAGACCTGGGAGAACTTCTCTGATTAGATACTCGTTTGCAGCAGTGCTAATTGCAGCAGTGTTGCTGTTAGCATCGGTTAAGTTTCCAGTTGAAAATTCAATCGAACCCTTGTTTAGAACTACAAGTAGTTGTCTTGAAACTGCACTTACTGCACCAGATGCACCAACAGAAGACTGAACTAAAGTATCTGAAGTATCTACAATACCAGTATATGAACCATTTAGTTCTACTTCAGCAACTCTAGTTGTTGGGTCCCAAGCAAGAATTGTGCAAGCACCACCGCCGATTGTTGCAGCACCAGGAACAAATGTTCCGACAACTGCTGAACTTACTGTAACTTTTAAACTATATTTGAAAACTTTACCAGCAGCACCATTAGCAGTAGAAACTGCAGCACTCTTGACAAACTTCCATTCATCACCAGAAGAAGGAGCTGCAAGTGTCAAAACTTGGTCTGCACCAGCATCAGTGACATAAACACGAAGTCCATTCGCGTATGTACCTGGAGTCTTAGCAGCATAGTACCAAGTGTTTGAACCAGTTTCAAATGAAGTTTCGTATGAAACAATATTATTAATTTTAACTGAAGTACCGTTAGATACTGCATTCTTTAAACCGCTTCCGTTTGTACGGATAACTTTAATAGCACCACCGTATAGGAGGTATTGAGCAGCCGCAAACCAGTACTCAAAGTTACTGTTATTTGGTTTGCCAAATACCGAGACAAACTGCCTCTCATTGGTGATGATTCTGACTTCCTCAACTGGGCCTTGTGAAAAAGGTCCCGCAATTGCGGCAAATGTAGGGTTCGAGAGAGTGCTACCTGTAGTTAGGTCCCTCTCCTGAATTAGTACCCCTGGCGAAAACTGACTGGTTGCCATGTGTCTTATTCTCCTGAAGAATTTCGAGGTTTATTACTAAAAATATTTATAATTTAGTGTTTTTAGATGTAATCCCACATGAAAGCTCTGTCCCCATACTCATCTAGATGCCATCTATCGCCATTATTGTCTACAAAAGATTCTTCTTCTGTACCATCTAATATGAAACCAAAAGGAGCCATATCTGCTTCAATTGCCTCTCTTTGGTCATCATAAATTCTTTGACGAACATCATTGTTTGTCATTTCCCTAAAATAGGGTTGCATCGCTAACCACGAGAATATAACAAGGGACATTGCAAGGTCATCATTACATCCTTCTTCCGCTTCAAATGAGTTGCCCTTTTGGATAAAAGTGGTTAGTTCGCTGATGATATCGTAGTCTTTTACGATTAGTTTATCTTCTTCAATTAACGCTTTTAAATTAGAACATCCTACTTTTTTAACGGCGGAGGTCATTCGAACTCCAAGGGAAGCCTTTTTACCACTGAATCCAGACCCTACAAGTTGTCCCGCACGGCCGCGCATGGAACACATTAATAAGTTATCATACTCTAAATCATACTGCAAAATATCAGCAACTTGTGCGCCAATATCATTGACTTCTATTAGTATATAGGCATGGTTATAATTTTTGGCCACATCATGAATTACATTTGGTAAGAGTATTGGTTTAATGTCATTGTTCTTGTATTTACCTACGATATTGTATGGAATTGTAGTTATATCTACAATGATAAACGCAGAATAATCCTGACTAGTTCCCCTAGATGTATCTACGCATAAAATATACTGATGATTTGGTTTAGCATCTTCATATATATCTAATCCTTTATTGGTCATGATTGGGTCTTCATAAACCATGTTCCTGAGTTTGGCTGGGTTGATAAGTGTATCAACTGACCCTAGGAATTCGCATTCGAATTCTTGAGTGAACTGACGAAGAGATGTATTTCGTATTGTCTCTTCCTTCCATTTGGCATCTCTACCTGGAACATTGGACCAATGTACTTCCAATGGAATATAACTATTCTTATTTCTCTCGGCATCATGCCAGAGTTTATAGAACATGTTCATCCCATTTGGTGTTGAGATGATAATAACTTTAGTTGACTTACCAGATGAGATAGTAGGATATACGGATGAGAAAAACTGCTCCGCAATATTATTTGGGATGAACGCAAATTCGTCCAAGAAGATGATGTTGAAAGAGTTACCTCGGACTGCACTAGAAGACGTTGAGGCAGCGATAATTTTAGAACCGTTCTCTAATTCAACTGAACCTTTGTTCCATGATATAACCCCATGCTGCATCCACTTGGGAAGATTCTCATAGGATAACTGCAAACGAGATAGAAGTTCTCTAGATGTTTCTGCCTTGTTTGCTAGAATGGCAATTTTAATATTTGGATTGAAAATTGCATAGTGTAGTAGGTAAGAAACTACCGTAGTAGATTTACCAGTCTGACGAGGCAATTTTGCAATATTGAATCTATTAGTATGGAAGTTCTCAATGAGTTTCTCCTGAAAATCCCACATCTTAAATGGGATTAATCCCTCATCAAGAGAAACAATTTTAATATATTTCTTCGCAAAGTAAACTGGTTCCTCTGAACACTTAATAAATTCCTCAACTTGTTCTTGAGTGAATTCAATATTTACGTTTGCTTTTTTTAGATTGGGATTGCCAAGATAGATATCATCAGGTTTCATAAATTAGATATTCCTATTGTCACTTACTCCTTTACGTTTTGCTTCCAACAATGCAAAATTCTTTACTTTAGTATCTCCAAGATAAGTCCAAGCATATCCTTCTTGAATCATCTTTTCATTTAAAGATACTAATTCATTATTTACATATAACCATCCAAGAATACGTCCATACTTTTCAGTACTGTCTGGCAATTCTGTTTTAATTAAAATATCTTTTGCTCCTTCTAAGTGATGCTTCAACCACTCTTTTGCTTCTAGACCCAATTTCTTTTCATATTCATCTTTGGTTCTGGATTCTGGAGTATCTACGCCAGCAAGACGAACTCTCTTTGCAAGTGAAACGTCAAATCCCAAATCAATATCAACATCGATAGTATCACCATCAACAACTTTATTTACAGATTTAACACGATAGATATAGGGGTCTTTCAAACTCATTTTTTCTTACCACCGTTCTTTGCTTTCTTTGCAGTTGCGTTTCCCTGGTTTTGTTTTCCACCAGGAGTTCCTTTCTTACCCTTGTTTGGTGACTTAGACATTAGCAGTTCCACGCACGTAACGACCTATTTATGCGAGAATCTGGGTCACTTGCAGTTTTCTTAGAAGTTAGTTTCTCCTTCATACCTCTCATTCTTGCACAAAAGCTCTTCCTGCGGGGATTTCCAACCTTTTTTGAAGGTGCCTTAAGGTCACTTCCAGGATTTTCTGCTTCGTAAGATTTGCGTCCCTTTTCGTTAAGTCCACCATTTTTGTTCTTACCTTCTGAACGTTGCCATGATGCAACCTCTTCAATATAATCACTAAAAGACATCATACCTTCTGGCACACAGTTGGGAACTTTACGTCCACCTTTCTTCTTCATGCCATATTGCTTGTATCCTTTCCAACATGCTTCATTTACACCTTCTTCATGATTGCTTCTGAGATACATCGCAGCAGCATTAAGATTATGAGTTGCAAGTGCTAGTTTTGCCTGAACCCAACCAGGAAGTTGATAGTCTGGAGACTTGATTGTTTCACGAAGCATCTTGATATACATTTCAATCTCATCAAGTTGTCCAAGTGCCATTGCACCTTCATCATCAAGTTCAGTACCATTGTTGATAGCAATGTGGTTTTCTTTGATGGGTTTCTTCTTTTCCCACTCTTTCTTAAGGGACTTTTCCATGGATAGTAAGTGCTTGTAGTAATCGGGGAATTC